GTCACAGGACGCCTGGGACGCCGTACACAAACTGTCTGAATCGTTCCAGTATTATCTTCTCAAAGCATCTAATAAACTTGCCGAGGAGAAAGGTTACTGTGAGTATTTTGGGCGCACAAAATATTCAGATGGAATTCTTCCCATCGATACATACAAGAAGGATGTAGATGGTATTGCCAACCCGGAGTTGCAACATGACTGGGAATCTCTTAGAGCATCTATCTTGGAACATGGACTCAGACATAGCACTTTGTCCGCACAGATGCCTTCGGAGAGCAGCTCCGTTGTGTCAAATGCAACAAATGGAATCGAACCTCCTCGCGACTACTTGTCCATTAAGAAGTCGAAGAAGGGGCCTCTTAAACAAATTGTTCCGGGGTACTCTCACTTGAAGAATAATTACACTCTTCTGTGGGACATGCCTAACAACACGGGTTATATCAATGTTGTTGCTATGATGCAGAAGTTCTTTGACCAAGCGATCAGCGGCAACTGGTCTTACAATCCTGAGAATTATCCCGATGGGGAGGTGCCAACATCCGTGATGGCAAATGACCTGCTTACTACATATAAGTACGGTTGGAAAACGTCCTACTATCAGAACACTCACGATCAAAAGACTGATGAAGTAGAAGACAAAAGCGCCAAACTCGAACAATTAATGTCGGAATTAGAAAACGCAAACGAAGGGGAGTGTGAATCCTGTGCAGTTTAAACTCAACAAAACAGAAGATAGAAAAGTAGAAGGCATGACAGTCTTCAATGCGAACCAAGTGGATACAAAGAAGCAACCAATGTTTTTTGGTGCTCCCCTTGGCGTTCAGAGATATGATTCGTATAAGTATCCTGTCTTTGAAAAACTTACTACTCAACAGTTGAGTTATTTTTGGAGACCAGAAGAGGTCTCCTTACAAAAAGATCGTGGTGATTATCAATCACTGCGTCCCGAGCAGAAGCATATCTTTACTTCTAACTTGAAGTATCAAGTTATGCTGGACAGTGTTCAGGGTAGAGGTCCTGGGATGGCATTCATCCCATACTGCTCTCTGCCTGAATTGGAGGCGGCCATGACTGTGTGGGAGTTTATGGAGATGATCCATAGTCGCTCCTACACATACATCATTAAGAACGTCTATTCAAACCCCAGTGAGGTGTTTGATACTATTCTTACAGACCAGCGCATCTTAGAACGTGCTGGCAGCGTCACAGAAGCGTATAACGACTTCATCAAGGACGCACAAGAGTATGGTTCATCTAACGCATGGGAATATGCGCTTGACGGTGCCGGATCTTTTAAAGAAACCAGGTATGAACTCAAACGGAAACTCTTCCGAGCAGTCGCAAATGTCAACGTTTTGGAAGGCATACGATTCTACGTGTCATTCGCTTGCTCATTTGCATTCGGTGAGCTTAAACTCATGGAAGGGAGTGCTAAAATTATATCCCTCATCGCCAGGGATGAAAACCAGCACTTAGTTCTGACTCAAAACATCCTAAACAACTGGGCAAAAGGTGATGACCCAGATATGAAACAGATTTTTAAAGAGGAAAAGGAGTGGTTGTACGCTCTCTTTGATCGTGCAGTCAATGAAGAAAAGCGTTGGGCACAATATCTGTTTAAAGATGGTAGTATGATTGGTCTTAACGACAAACTTCTACATCAATATGTTGAATGGATCGCCAATCGTCGTCTTGTGGCAATTGGTTTGGATCGCAAGTATGATATCCCTGCCAAGAACAACCCACTGCCCTGGACGCAACACTGGATCTCTTCTAAGGGTCTCCAAGTTGCTCCTCAGGAGACTGAGGTAGAGTCCTATCTGGTGGGTGGCATCAAACAAGATGTCAAGAAGGACACATTCGCTGGATTTAGTCTCTGATGTTAATCGAAAATGAAGACCACGGCACATGGCGAGAGGCGTATCTCGCTTGGAAAGGTGCTATCTTATCTGAATCACAGGTACAACTGCTTACCGAAGGACCCCAGTCCCTTGCCCAATCCTGGGCACTCCAAGCAATGAAACAAGACTACGAAAAACATTTTCACAACAATAAACTCTGATGCCTCGTAATCAACTCACCAAAGGCGAAATGAAAGTTCGCGTTGAAAAATTGAAACAGTCACTTTATCGCACTCCGTATCATGGGGGCGACTGGGAAAACAATCTTGCTCATAAATATCTGAACCAAGTTTTAGATATCATTGAAGAATATAGAGACTGATTATGAAAATCCCTGGATATTTAACGGACACCCTTTTCTATCTGAGGACATTAACGACGCTTTCGGTTTTGTCTATCGGATTACAAATGTGCGGACAGGCAAACAGTACATCGGACGTAAGTACTTTTGGCAATTCAGAAAGCCTAGAAATAAGAATCGGAGAGTCAAGTCTGAGAGCGACTGGAAGCGGTACTACGGGAGCTCTGATGAACTTAATCAAGAAAGAGTTCTCCTTGGAAACGATCAATTCAGAAGAGAAATTCTTTCAGTACAACCCACCAAAGGAAAAGTTAATTTTGAAGAGACTAGACAACTCTTCATCAACAGCGTCCTGACGGAGTGCTTGACAGACGGCACTCCTGCCTACTATAATAGCAACATACTCGGAAGGTATTACCGGAAAGACTATCATGATTTTGGAGACTCTCCTGGCACTGACGCCGATTGACTATGATCATCTAGCCAGGACGGTACAGGTTGAGGCAGCACCAAACACCATGGATGAATATTGTGTTGCTGTCTCTGTATTAAATAGAGTTAGGTCACCCCTGTATCCCAATACAGTTGCTGATGTAGTGTATGCCCCTGGTCAATACGAAGGTTTCTCACACCGTCGCCCAGTTGCTAAGACTTCTACAATCACTCGCTTGCTGGATACTAGCAAGATGCTTTCTGCATACAGTATTATCGGTGACAGAACTGATTTCAAAGGACAACGTATGCTACCTTACAGGGTGCCATCCGAAGATCCAATGTGTCACCCCAAAGGAAACTTCTTTCACTATCACTGGCAATGATTAACAGAATCAAAGAAACTTTAAGTCAAGTTTTTTTCTCTCCTGAGGCATCTGGAACTTGGGAAGAGAAGATTGAATGTGCTATTGATGAAGTAACAGTAAAATGTGAAGATCTAGAAGCACCACCTTTTGAATGTGGTCCTGGACATCTTACCCAAGGGTATGGTTTCTTTGGATATACAGGTGTTCCTGCCCCTAGGGTTCTTGAAGATGATGAGTGGTTCGGTTCTGCTCCTGTTTCTGATGAGAACAAGGAGTATGAGCACATCAATGATGATTTTCAAGACGGATGGTGGTTGACACCTGAGTATCAAGATACAAAGGAATCGTCTAACATTCATCAAGAGATGTATGACTTAGCAACTAAGAGTGGTGCTACCACTGTACAATTAGATCCTATCGGTGGGTCAGAAAACTTTCAAGGTGGATCAGAAAATGTCCACCGATGATTGGCGTTATAGTGAAGACAAGTTAAAGTTGCGTGGAGAGATCTTAAAGATTCTCCTTGCAAAATATGGTGGACAAATGGAGGGAGTAATCCCTAAATATTCAACCCAATCTATCTTTGAATGTGCTCATGACTGGGTGTCTCAGGGACATAAAACTAGTTTTGGGATCACAAAATACTTTGAGGCTTATTATTCATGAAAAAAATTATTGCGTCCCTGGTTGCTGCGGCAGCGGTTGCCCTACCTGCCCTTTCAGACCCCCTAAAAGATAACGAATTCAATACCATGCACTCAATGGGTTGCATGTTACTTAGAGAGTGTACTGATGGAGTCGATAAAATCGAAAGTATCGCTAGTATTGCTGACGAGTATCCCAATACTGATTATAATATTGTTGCTGACGAGTTCCACTCCATGCTCGTCTCTTTTGAGCAGGTCGGAGTGGGGGTGTTTTTAGCGGATGAAAAATACTTCCCTAATGGTCATCGTGGTGTTTATCATACCGTTGGTAATAATTTCTTTTTGAATAGAAAATATATGAATAACACGTCTCAACTGATGCAAGTCATGCGTCATGAGGGATGGCATGCCGCGCAGGACTGTATGGCAGGGACGATTGAGAATAGTTTGATTGCTATCATCAAACCAGAAGATGAAGTGCCTATGATCTGGCGTGTAATGGCAGAACGTACTTATCCAGAAAATGCTGTGCCCTGGGAAGCAGAAGCAGGTTGGGCAGGTCGCACGGAGGGTATGACTCAGGCAGCACTGAAAGCATGTGCGACTGGTGCTATGTGGGAAATTTATGAACCAACACCATTGACTCGTGAGTATCTTGTTAAAGAAGGGTATATTACTAAATAGAGCTGCCTTGTGCCGCTTTATATGTCTGATGAAGTAAAGAAGGAAGAACCGAAAAAGAAAGGTCCTATCGGTAGACTTAGAGATAAAGTTGAGGACGCTGACGAACAACTAGCAGTCCTCAGCACATTAGTAAGATTAGGTATTTTAGTTTGGTCTGGTGGTATTCTTACCCTCAACTATGTGACGATCCCCGGATTGCCACAGCAGAAGATCGATCCAACTTTCATAGCCAGCGTGTTTACTGGGGTTTTAGCTACGTTCGGGGTTCAAACGGCTAAAAAATCTAATGATGGTACTATGAAAATGAATGGTGCTAACGGTGCTGCCGCTGCTGGT